AGAGCACCGACCCCCATTGATCTTTCTAACCGCCAAAACACCTCAATCGGGCACGATCCTTTTAAATCCTAATGATTAACCTTAAAACGGGAGAGATCCTGGGAGATCAACCTCAATCGACAATAGGAGGTGTGCCAACTCCTCGAATACACTCAAAACTCAATGATTTGCCGTCTAAAGGGCAAGAGATGATTGACTTTGCCGCCGAAGTTGGTATACCACTTATGGAATGGCAAAAATTTGTCGCTATTAACGGCCACAAAATTAAGCCTGATGGTAGATGGCATCATTCTGAAAATGGATTAGTTATTGCTCGGCAAAATGGTAAGAGCACTTTTATGATGCTCCGTATGCTTTGCGGTGCTTACGTCTGGGGTGAAGGCTTGCAACTTGCATCTGCTCACAGGCTTACAACATCCCTGGAAACCTTTAGACAAATAATTGCGTTAATCGAGGAAAATGACAAACTTGCATCAGAGGTAAAGAAGATTAGGTGGCAACATGGTGCAGAAGAATTGGAACTTAAAGGAAATCGGCGTATTGTAATTAAAGCAAGCAATAACGCATCACGTGGTATTTCCAAACCTGAAACAATCCACATGGATGAGTTGAGAGAATACAAAGATCAAGATGCGTGGTCATCTATGCGCTACACCATGATAAGTGCCAAAAACCCACAGACATGGATTTATAGCAACGCTGGCGACCAACACAGTATAGTTTTGAATTCCCTACGCAGTAGAGCCCTTGCAGCCGCTGGTGGTGCAAATGATGATATTGGTTGGTTTGAATGGAGCGCAGAACCCAATGCTCCTATCACCTTGCCGTCAGGTGAGCCGAACTGGGAAGCGTTCGCTCAGGCCAACCCATCTTTAGGAATTACAATCCATCAAGATAATTTAAGATCAGTTATTAATGATCCGCCGGACATTGTTCGCACGGAGGTATTTTGCCAATGGGTAGACACAATAAACTCAGTCGTAGATGCGCAAAAATGGCAATCATGCGCAATTGATCCAATTCCATTAGATTCAGAAAAAACAATGTGGATGGGATTAGATTTAAGTCCAGATCGTAAGTTTGGAGCATTAGTCGCTGCTCAAAGATTGCCAGGAGAAAGATTCTATGTGCAACTGCTTCATACCTGGGCAAATGATTTTTCATTGAACGATTTAGCAATTGCCAACGATGTTGCGCCGTATTATCGCAAATACCAGGTGGAAACTATTGCTTACAGCAAAAGAACCGCTGCTGCAGTTGCAAGCCGTTTACAACAAGCCGGAATCCCAACAACTGACATGGATGGGGCGATTTACAGCGAATCATGCGATAGATGGCTTGGAGCGATCAACAGTCATCGTTTACAGCATGGCGATCAAGAAGAATTAACTCAGCAAGTTTTATCTGCCGCAAGATTACCTTTTGGCGATGGAGCATGGATTATCGGTAGAAGGGCATCAAGAGTTGCAGTTTGTGCAGCCGTTGCTACTGCCCTAGTTTCCTATTTTGCGACACAGGTTGAAACCGAAGTTGATGTACAAATCGGATAAAGCAGACATAAGGTATAATATACGCCAATGGGAATCTTTGATCGTTTTGTAACAAATCAAGCACCAGTTTCAACGACAGATGTTGAGGCTGCTGCAATACCTTTTAATTTACAACAAGCCTTTGGTGGTTTGTTTCTAGGTGCACAAACTGCTTCTCGTGAGCAAGCCATGTCAGTGCCATCAGTTGCTAGAGCAAGAAACATTATTTGCAGCACTGTTGGATCGCTACCAATTGAAAGTTACAACCATTTCACAAAAGAACATTTACGACCACAGCGTTCAATTATGCAACCAGATCCACGTATTGCAGGATCAGCAATTTACGCATGGTTAGCGGAAGATTTATTATTCACAGGATTTGCTTATGGAGTTGTCCTAGATAGTTATTCATCAACAGATGGCAGTCGCATTCGTGCATGGACAAGAGTTTCTCCAGAAAGAGTTACATACAATACAAACGCAGCCCAAACTGAAATTACTGAGTATTTAATTGATGGAATGCACATTCCTCAAAGCGGTGTTGGCTCAATAATTGTATTTAGTGGATTAGATGAAGGTGTACTTAATCGAGCAGGTCGAACAATCCGCGCAGCATTAGAATTAGAAAAAGCAGCAGAGTTATACGCTAAAGAGCCAGTGCCTACAATGGTACTTAAATCAAATGGCACAAATTTAACGCCTGAAAGAATTACAAGATTGTTAGAGAGTTGGAAAACTGCTAGATCAACACGTGCAACTGCATTCTTAAACGCAGATGTGGAATTAACTGCACTTGGTTTCGATCCTGCTAAATTACAATTAAATGAAGCCAGAATGTACGTAAGTTTAGAATTGGCACGTGCTTGTGGCATTCCGGCCAGTTTCCTATCTGCTGAAACAACAAGCATGACATACAGCACGACTGTTATGGAACGTAAAGCCCTTATTGATTTTTCTTTGAGATCGGTAATTACTCCTTTGGAACAAAGACTTTCTGCTTCGGATTTTGTGCCAAACGGCGTTCAAGTAAAATTTGACATTGACGACTTTTTACGCGGATCAGCATTAGAGCGTGCACAAGTTTACGAAATACTAAACCGAATCGGTGCGATGAGCATTGAGCAAATACAAGAGGAGGAGGACTTAATCAGATGAAGATTAATTTCCCAGTAACGCTAACCGCAGCCGACAACCGCAAGAGAACAATCTCAGGAACAATTGTAACTTGGGGCGAAAAAGGCAACACATCAGCCGGAGCAACAGTTTTTGAAAAAGGCAGCATCGATTTCTCAAAGCCAGTTAAATTATTGCTTGAACATGATCGCACACGTCCAATTGGCAAGTTAATGGACATTACAGCAGATGACAATGGCATTGAGGCAACATTTAAGATCGCAGGCACAATTGCCGGAGATGATTCTTTATTAGAAGCCGCAGAAGGTTTAAGAGATGGTTTTAGCGTTGGTGTAATGGTAGATGATTGGGAAAACAAACAAGGAGTTATGTCTATCAGTGCAGCAAAATTAATTGAGGTCAGTCTAGTAACTGATCCAGCGATAGATAGCGCGAGGGTTGCAGATGTAGCAGCAACCGAAACACCAGAGAATTCCGAAGCAACCGCTGCGGAAGAACAACCACAGGAGGACAAAGTGTCTGAGATTAATTCAGAAGCCCCTATCGCAACCGAAGCGGTAGAAGCGGCAAAACTTGAGCCAGTGGCAGTTAGTGCAGCAACACCAGTTGCTTACACAAAGCCGCGCTCACCAATCACAAACAAAGCAACATACCTAGAGCACTCAGTACGTGCAGCACTAGGAAATGATGAGAGCAAGTTATATGTACGCGCTGCAGATGACACAACATCAAACAACGCAGGACTTGTTCCAACACGTCAATTGACAGAAATCATCAACCCACTATCAAACGCAGATCGTCCAGCAGTGGACAGCGTTTCACGTGGAGTTTTGCCGGACGCGGGCATGAGTTTCGAAATTCCAAAAATCACAGTCGTTCCTGTAGTTCAGGAAGAGACTGAAGCCGATGCAATCATCGAAACAGGATTAACAAACTCATTCTTAACTGTAAACGTTAAGAAGTACGCTGGCGGACAAACATTCTCAGTTGAGTTGTTAGATCGCTCATCACCAGCATTTTTTGACGAGTTAGTTAAGCAAATGGAATTCGCTTACATCAAGGCAACAGATGTTGCAGTTATCGCTGGCCTAGTTGCTGGTGGAACAGATGGCGGAAACCGCACACTAGATGCAGCAGGATTACTTGACTTTGTGTCAGACGGATCTGTTTCAATCTACAAGAACACACTTGGAACAGCAACAAACATTCTTGTTTCACCAGAGCAATTTGGTGCAATCATGAACCTTGCTGACAATGGTCGCCCAATTTACCAAAACCTAATTGGCAACCAAAATCAAGGTGGAAACCTAACTGGTCAATCACTTGGCGGAAACTTGCTTGGTCTGAACTTGCGTGTATCTCGTAACATGGCAACTGGAGCACCAACAGCCGATGATTCACTTATCTTAATCAACCCAGATTCATATACATGGTACGAGTCAGCACGTACACGCCTACAAACTAACGTAGCGTTGAACGGACAGATCGAAGTTTCTTACTATGGTTATGGTGCACTAGCAACAAAGGTAGGCGCAGGCGCATACCGATTCATGGTTGCATAGTCAATAAGTAAATCAGTGCCGGGGGTTGCTCCCGATCTCCGGCATCTTTTAATGGGAGTTTAGAGAGGAAGACACTTGCCTAGTATTATTACAGCCACAGAGTTGAGAAGCGTACTTGGCGTGTCTTCTTCTTTATATTCAGACAGTTATTTAAATGAAATAATTGATACCGCAGAAGGCGTGATCCTTCCAATGTTAGTTTCTTTTAAGAGCCCTATTCAAGAGGCTGAATTAGACACAAACGTAGCAACTTTTACTACTTTAGGCATACATGAATTTACTGAGGGTCAATCTGTAGTCATCGCAGGATGTGGAGCACCTTACAATGGAACACGCACAATCCTGGCAGATAATCTTGGACAATATACATTCTCATGCGCCATTACAAACGCAGATGTGGCGAGCGCAAATATCATCCCATCCGGAACTGCAACCTTATCTTCAGCATCAACTTATGTTGGCAATCAGCCAGTTCGGTCAGCAACCTTTGCAGTATCTTTAGAAGTATTCCAATCTCGCCTTGCAGGAGGAGGTCAGATCGAAGGCGTAGATTTTACAGCAACACCTTTTAGAATGGGCCGCTCATTGTTCAATCGTTGTGTTGGCTTGTTAGGACCTTTTATTGATGTTGAAAGCATGGCTCAATAATGCCATCAACAATCTTATCTTCAGTTAGACAACCTTTAGCAACAGCACTTGCAACAGTAGCAGGCAACGTTTACGCATTTGTTCCAGAAAGCGTTATACCACCGGCAGTCGTGGTCGTTCCAGATAGCCCATACTTGGAATTGGAAACAATCAGTAAGTCCGCTATTCGCACAAAGATCAATATGACAATTTCAGTAGCAGTTGCTTACAACTCAAATCCAGCAAGCCTGGACAATATAGAGCAACTCATTCTAAGTGTTCTGGCAGTTATCCCCGCAGGATACATAGTCAGTTCGGTTGAAAGACCTACAGTTACACAAGTTGGAGCGAGTACTCTGCTTATTGCAGATGTTCGAGTTTCTACCTATTACACACAAACCGCATAAAGGAGAATCATGGCAACCACAGTAATAACAGGTCGCGATATTTCTTTGTCTTTCACAGGTGGAACAGACATCGAAGCACAAGCGACTAACGCAGTTCTAACCAAAGAGTTTGATCGTCAAACTTACCAAACACTTGATGGCGAAGCCTACAAAGTTGTAAACACATCTGGAACATTCCAATTGGATATGTTGGCAGATTGGGGTAAGGCATCTTCAGTATGTGAAGCAATCTGGGCAGCGTGTGATACATCACCAAACTCAGAAATTTCTATTACACTAACAGCAGCATCTGGCGCACAATTCGTGTTTCCAGTATTGCCAGTTTACCCAACCGCAGGTGGCTCAGGAGTAGATGCTCAAACAGTATCTTTCACATTCCCAGTCGCACGTGGCGAAGTTACTGAAACATTTAGTTAAGAAATAAAACGGGAGCAAACAAATGAAATTACCAATCACAATTGAATATAACTCAGGAGAGCAAGCCACATACATAGCCCAACCTCCTGAGTGGGCAAAATGGGAGAAGCAGACAGGACACACGATTGGACAAGCCAAAGAAAAGATTGGCATGTGGGATCTTATGTTTTTGGCTTATCACGCCCATAAGCGTGCTATCGCTGGCGACAAACCAGTCAAGCCAATGGATGCCTGGATGGAAACAGTCGCAGACGTAATTGTCGGTGATGCGGATGACCCAAAAGTCACCCAGAAGGAAGCGTAAGCCGTTTACTTATTGCGGTGGCAATAGCCACACAAATACCAATGAGTGAATGGGAAAGCGCAGAAGATTTATTAACTGCAGTCGAGATTCTTAAGGAGCGTGGATAATGGCAGTCAGCACCGAGCCGTCAATCTTCTACTCTAAAAGAGAATTAGGTCAGATTGCAAAAGTATTGCGTACGATGAGCGATGTCGCTATTGCGGAAAGCAAGAAACGTGTGCAACAAATTGCAGATAAAGAATTAAGTGCTATTCGTGCAGTTGCTAGCGGTAGAGGCAAAGTTGCTCAAAGAATTGCCGATGGCGGTAAAGTAAAGAAATCATCTTTACTAGGTGAGATCCAATTTGGTTTTGCCTCACAAAGATTTTCTGGCGGTGCAACAACTCAATTTAATACACGCAACGACCAGCCAGGCAATCGCAAAGGTATTGGCGCAGCTACTGAGTTTGGATCTGCAAAATATCCACAGTTTCCAAGATGGAGTGGCCCTATGCCTAAAGGCCCTGGATCACGTGGATGGTTTATCTATCCAACAGTAAGAGCGTTACAGCCAACGATTATTAAAGAGTTTGAAGAAGTAATTTTAGAGATTAGAAAAGAGTGGACAGATGGCAAGTAGGACTTTAACGCTAGCCCTTGCAGCTGATATTGATGATCTTAAAAAAGGATTAAAAAAGGCTGACGATGAGATACAAACCTTTGGCGATAAGGTAAACACCTTTGGCAAAAAGGCTGCTGCTGCGTTTGCAGTTGCTGCTGCTGCTGCAGTTGCCTATGGCACCAAATTAGCCGTTGATGGCGTTAAAGCAGCCATTGAAGATGAGCAGGCACAGTTAAGGTTAGCCAAAGCATTACAGAGTGCCACAGGGGCAACACAGGCACAAATAAAGTCCACTGAGGACATGATCTTAAAGACATCCCTAGCCACTGGCGTAGCAGATGATGAACTTCGTCCAGCCATGCAAAGACTGGCAGTTTCTACAAAAGATGTTGGCGAAGCCCAAAGATTACTTGGCCTTGCTTTAGACATAAGTAAAGGCTCAGGCAAAAGTCTTGAGGAGGTGGCAAATGCGCTAGGCAAAGCCCAGGACGGGAATACAACTGCACTTGGCAGATTAGGATTAGGTTTATCTAAGGCTGAACTTTCAACACTTTCATTTACAGAAGTCCAGGCTAAATTATCAGAGTTGTATGGTGGCGCAGCAGCTGCTAATGCTGAAACCTTCCAAGGCAAGATCGATCGTTTAAAGGTTGGCTTCGATGAGGCTAAAGAATCACTTGGCACTGCATTACTTCCAACAGTTGAGAAGTTTATTGGATTTTTAAACACAAGTGCCATTCCATCATTAAATGCGTTTATTGCAGGATTAACTGGTGATGCAGGATTAGTTGCCGGACTTAATGAAAGCCAACAAGGCTTTGCAACCTTTGGCAAAGTAGTTGCAGCAACGGCTGGCATTGTTTCAGGATTTATTACCTTTATCAGAGAAGCAGTCGGACTATTAGTTGAATTTGCAAACCAAGCAATTAGAGCAATTAACATTATCAAGCCAGGCACAGATATTGGATACATTCCAAACCCATCACTTACTGGCACAATGACTGGTCAAACAGTTCCAACAATTGCCAGCACTCCTAATGCTAGAGAAAACCGCACCACAGTAAACAACATTACAGTTAAAGCACTTGATGCTGAAGGTGCTTCAAGAGCTGTGGCAAAGGTATTAACTCAATCATCAGCCAGATCAATTCCGGCTTTGGCGGGTTCAAGCGTTAGAGGCAATTAGTGAGCAACTTTGATCCACAATGGAAACTCACAATCAATGGTACTGATTACACTGATGTAACAATCTCAGATATAAGCCATCAATCCGGCAGAGATGATATTTACCTTCAGCCAAATCCTTCTTATATTGAAATTGCTTTGGTTGCTTTGAACAATCAAAATTATTCATTTGCCATTAACGATGCCTTAGCCTTACAAATCAAAGATAGCACTAACACTTATCAAACGATCTTTGGTGGCAACATCACAGACATAACCACATCAGTGGGAGCAACTGGATCAGTTGGCACAGTTTTCTCATATAACATTATTGCACTTGGATCTTTGGCTCGATTGGCTAAAACAATCAGCGAAGGAGTTTTAACTTCAGATCATGATGGAGATCAGATTTATGCCTTACTGACCGAGTTTTTGCTTGGTGATTGGAATGGGGTATCAGCTGCTCAAACATGGGCTACCTATGACGCAACCACAACTTGGGCAACTGCCGAGAATTTAGGTATAGGCGAAATAGATCGTCCTGGTCAATATGAAATGGTCAATCGTGGATCTAGTGCAGACACTATCTACAATATCGCAACACTTATTGCTAACTCAGGTTTTGGTTATTTGTATGAGGACAGTTCAGGCAACATAGGCTACGCAGACGCTTTACATCGCCAAAATTACCTATTAGCAAATGGTTATGTAGAAATTTCAGCAAATACTGCAATTGGTGCTGGTATTCAGACTACGACTAGGGCTGGCGATATTCGCAACGACATAACTTTGAATTATGGCAACAGTTTCAATAATAGCGAAACTTTAGTAGATGCAACAAGCGTAGATATTTATGGTTACAAATCAGAAGCAATTAACTCAACAATTAAAAACGCCACA